CAATACTAATTTATATTTATTCACTCGCAAAATCAGAAAATTGAGATTAAGGCGCTTTATGTTGCAGAACCTTGAACGATGGCACTCGCACCTGTCCCTTTTCCAGTACCTATTACCGTTGCTGTGCGAATCCAATAATCATAAGCAAAAGTTACAGTATATTCTTCAATGGTATCATTATCACCCCAATCAAGAGTAATTTCTGAAAGATCAGTTGGAAACATATTTATAAATTGGTAGGTTGCAGTCTTCTTCTGATTCTGTCCTTTGCTAAATTGATCAACTGTTCCTGTTGAAGTATACGAGAGAGATGGTGTTCCACTAGCCTGAGTTGTCCGCTCATTGCCTCCATGAGAATTTATGCTATCCATCCACCGTTCAAATTGTGATCTTACAGTAAAATTCTCATCATTAAGAACCGTTATAGTCCATTCTGGAAAAGTCCTATTTCCGGCCAATTTAACTTCTCTACCAAAATAAGGAACTATAACTGTTCCAATTGTGGCACCAGGAATTGATGTTCCTTTAGCAAACAAGTTCAAGTCAGCACCATTAAAGGAATTCCCTGCTGTTACATTAGTAATTGTTACCTCAAATAAATTGGGTCTTTGTCCATCATAGTGCATCCCATTTCTAAAGGATGTTATATTAAATGCCATTTATTTTCTCCTTAAATTGCGTTAACCACTTCAGAAAATTCAACTCCTGAAGCTACTGCGACAAAGTTTAATCCAATGAAATTAATAGATTTAGTGGGCTTGATAAAAATATCGCCTCTAAACTCATTTCTATTTATAACCACAGGCGTATTATTTGTACCATCACAGATTACTTTAAAATCTTCTATTCCCCTTCGTCCTTGAATATCTCTTAAAAAGGGTTCAACCATAGAAACAAAATTTAATCGTGTAAAATCATCATTAAATTCAAACAATAAATTTTCAGCGGCATTTGCTATGGCTTTTTCTAGAATAATAAAAAGTCTACGTACATTAATTCTATCAAAAGACGAGGGTCTTGCTAACAATGTTTTATCACCAAATAAAACTTTTCCTTTTCCAGGAAATGATGCTATTGGATTAACTCCATTTATATACAAATCATCTCTTTCTGCATTATTTGGAACATATGCTAAAAATTCTGCACCTTTTATATTTCCTCTTGTAAAACCAGCAGGTGAAATATAAGCATTAACATTATCTGCTTGGGCACAAATTCCAGCAACATCAGCATTCATTGGAATCCACCTATACATAGAATTATATCTGTCAAATATGTATTTGTAACTTCCATCCATAACAGCATAACTTGTACTTGGTAGCGCATTTCTTCTAGCAACTACGTTTGATACTTCATTTCCCTCTGTATTAACAACATCTGCTTCTTCAGGAGAAATAAATACAACACAATCTTTTCTAGACTCTGCAATTTCATTGATCAAATATGTACATAAAGTATTTGATGCTTCGCCCGAAATTAATAAAGAAACATCTATTTTTGCAGGATCTTTGAAGTAACTATAAGCAGTAATTTCATCTGAAGCTGTAGCACTATATCCATCAACTCCTGAGGATAAACTAGCAGTCATAATTCCATTTGCACCTGAATCACTAAACGATCCAGCAAAATAAGCTGAAGTATTTCCTTGATCAAGTGTGTCTCCCCAATCATAAGTAATTTTATTAGATCCAGCATCAAGAGGCGCATCTCCAATAGAATCATGATCTGTCCATCTTACATATTTGGAAGTATCATTTATTGCTTCTTTGTAATAGATAATTTCACCAGTAGAACCTGTCGCCCCGCCTGCTACAGACAATCCTGCCCACGAATTAATGACTTGTTTGTTTATTTTATGTCCTCTTGTATCTTTTTCTCCTAAAATTTCACCATCTTCATCTACTATTATGACATGAATTTCGTCTCCAACATCTTTAGATCCGGTAACTTTATAAGCATGTGGACTTGTAAGAGGAGCAAATCCAAAATTGTCTGCGTATTCCCATTCTCTAGACCAGTCAGCCTGTGCGGTAATTGCTGTATCTAATTTAGTTGCAACAGTCAATGATGTTGAACTTGCAATGGCTGTCACTTTTCTTCTATGCGCCTTCGCACCAGATTCAGTAGCTTTGATTGTAAGAATGTCTCCTACATGTAATTGTCGAGTAAAGTTAGTATGTGTTCCCGTAATTGTTGTACTTCCTGCTACAACAGTAAGTGTACCCAGCATATTAGTGTTGGCTTCTTTAAAAGCAGACCTTTTTTTCCTTGTAAGACTCGCACCTGTCATAGCCACATCATCTCCCAGTCCAGTAACTTCTGTTCCGTCTGTAGCTTGTGAAATTGTTATTGCAGTATTAGAAGTAATTGAAGTTACTATTCCACTATTAGCACCATGAACAATTACATCTCCAATTCTTAATTCTACATCTGCTACTGTACTAACTCCTGTGAGTCCTGTTGTAGCATCAGAATTGGTCCATGTTCCTGTAAGGCCCAAATCAGTAGAACTTGCAGGAGAAACCTCATTATCATTAACTTGTGTATTTGCTCTATCTGCAACACAAATGGACATTCTCAGAGAATTTCCGAGTACTCCTGGATATTTTGCTGTAAAACTTGTTCCTGAAGTTGTTGTAGATTCGTATGTATTTTGATATTCTTTATCATTACGAATTAAAATTGCAGAACCACCAGTTACTGCATTTTTAGCAACCGATGTATTAGCGGCTCTAACAACTCTTAGTTTGTTTGAATAACTCAAAAAACTTGTAGCACTAAAAAATGTTTTGTATGTATTGGCGTTCGGTTTTCCGAACACAGCAACCATCTCATCTTCTGAAGTAACTAATGTGGCAACCTCCAAGGGTCCCCATGTTAAATTCCCTGCTATAGCACCATCTGATATAGAAGGAATGGGTACTCTAGTAGTTAAATCGATCTCTGCTACTGCTACGCCTGGACTAACTTGAAAGGCCATATTATTTCTCCCTAAATTATTAAAAAATTGCTTTCAATATATTTATATTTTAGCTGATTTTAGAAATGTTTTTATTTAGTCTAATATAAATAAAACATGGAGAAGGCAAAAATAAGGTTTGAAAAAAAAATTATAGTGACAAATGACTGCTGGTTTTGGGCCGCAAGTAAAACAAAACAGGGTTATGGCATGTTTTCGTATGATGGAAAATCAATTCCTGCTCATAGATTTGCATATATTGCTTATAAGGGACCTATTGAACAAGATAAAATAGTTCATCAATCATGCAATAACACATACTGCGTAAATCCAGAACATTTATATCTAACTACAAAAAGTGAAACGAGAAACAGATTCTATGAATTAAGAATTAATCCTGAAATGATATTCAATGAATCTGTGAGGTATTTGGAGAAATTGAAAAAATTGAGACCTGATTTAAAATATGATATAGAGGAATTAGTAAATCAAATAGAAGATCCTAAAAACATTTATCGCATTAATGTAGATAATCAGTAGAATACTTTGTATCTACTACCCATTTTTCACCGCCCATATCAACAGTTTCTGGTTCATAAGAATTTCTGCCATCATTTATAAATCCAAAAGGAATCAATTGTGACTCTGCTTCATCTAATTGCTCTTTAAACATTTTTTCACGCAAATCCATATCTGTGATTTCTGTAAAATATTTTTGATTCACCAACCAGCCAAATAAAATTAAAGTCATCATCAAGTCATCATGATATCCTTCATCTGCTTCGTAACTAGATCCTTTGGCAATAAATGTTGTCATTTCAGTAATAGTATCAATATCCCAAATAAGTAATTTATCTCCTTCTATCAAATCTTTAAAACTAGAACACCCTTTTCTTTTAACTTCTTTTGTGGTTCTAATTCCTAGTTGCGAACTTTTTCCAAACCCCCCGCCCAAAGTTTGACCGGATCTTCCCATAACACTTGTCTGAAAAATATTAGGATATTCTAAATCATGGTGTAAAATATCTGCTACTTGACCACCGATATCGTTTATTTCAACCAAAATATATGCATGATTATAATATTTGCCTACATTATCAACAACATTTGGCAATAACATGGGAGAAATGTTTGGATCTCTATATTTTGCAACTTGTTGATATGGAAACTGAGTAACATCAATTATTGAAAATGCTGAATAATCTTGACCTCTTCCCCTTGCAACATCAACTATACAAACATATGAGTGCTTAGGATCTGGTTCAACATATACATCTAGGAAATCTTTCTTTATGATGGGGGGTTTATAAGGCATTGTCCTTAATTTAGAAGGAGCAATTAATGTATTTTGTGAACCAATAAAATCACATTCATATTCTTGAGCAAATTGTATTTCACTCGTATTTTTTATTGTTTCTTTTTTCCATGCATCATCTCTTCCAGGGGTTTGGGACCAATGAACTTCAATGGGCACATAATTACTTCTTTTCTCTTCAGCATCAATCCACATCTTATAAAACATGTTCAATCCTTTTGGAGTTGAAACAATAAAAACTTTAGTGGTTTTACCAGAAGAAATTGTAGGATATACTGAAGTAAAAAAATCTTCTGCCAACTTAGGAGGATCAATGTGTGCAAACTCATCCATAAAGATGATATTAAAAGACGATCCACGAACTGCAGAAGAAGAAGTTGAAGCGGATATAACTTTACTGCCGTTTTCTAATTCAATATTGCCCCTATTCCAAACAACTACACCTTGTTGCAACCATTTTGGTAAATGCTCATAAGCCGTTTTTAATCTTTGAAGAATCTCTCTTGAAGTAGAACCCTTATTTGCTAATATAGCAATATTAGATTGAGGATTAAAAAGAGCAAAATGTAATAAGTAAGCAACAATCGTTGTTGATTTTCCAGTTTGTCTAGGCATTTTACAAATAACAAAACGGTTATCATGCATTGTTTGAACCATTTCTTCTTGATAATCATAAAGATCAAAGGGCATTAAACCATGATCAACATGAATAATCTTCATATATGTTTTTGCAAAATGTACGGGATCTTTAGAACATCTAATAAATTCTTCAATAGTATCTTTATCATATTCTAATGGTTGATATGCCCCTTTGAGAAGAGGATTTCCTGCGTAAGTTTCTTGTGCCATTATTTCAACTCGTAATTTACTAAACCTTGTTTTGCAGTAAAATCTGTAGCGCCTGACATTGATCCTAATATTTTTAATTTAGCAGATTTAGGGGAAACCATTTTTATATCAATAATACCTTTTCTCCATTTAGATTTACTTAAATTTGCTTGATAAAAATCTTTACCACCAATTATTTCGTGAACATACTTTCTTGATAAACGATCATTATTTAATACACTCGCCACAGAATAATTAAAAAAAGAAGTAATTGTAAAAGGATAATTATTTCTTATTGTTTGTATAACTTGTTCTCTTCCATCAAAAGTTTTTTTCTTTATAAAATAATCTTCTATTGCTCCTATTACTTCATCAAGTTCTTTATTTTCTTTTGAAGAAAGTTCTTGATTCATTGCAACTTTTCGGATACTATCATAAAGAGAATGATTTGAATTTTTTACAATTGTTTTTTTTATTTTTAATACTGATCTTAATCCAACTTCAAATGTTATATTTTTTGAATATTTAAATCTATTCGCTCCTACTTGTTGTGATGTATACCCCATATTAGATGCAATTCGACACATTTTTTTTAAAAAACAATCTCTATACTCAGTATAATATTTCATTCCATAAGGAAGAACATTCGACATAAATGATGCGGCGGCCCCTTTATCATATTTACTTGATACACTAACAGTAGTCGTATCAAATGTCAAACTACTATCAACAAGTTTAAATGCGGGATCAGTTGGAATACTAAAAGATTTTAAATTTATACCAACCATATTAGAAGGAGTACATGTGTTTGATAATTGATTTTTGAATGCTAATATTCCTATCAAAATTTCACCAAAATATACACCAAGCTCATCAATATGACTATCATCAATACCATTCAAATCAATTTCAGACAAATCATCTTTATCCAAATATGTTTTTATTTTTTCTATAAGATAATCATTATCATGTATTTTATTATCTAATCCCCAAATAACGCTTTTTTTTAAATCTTCATATGTCTCAAAAAGTATTACTGGAACATCTTTTTTATAAATAACTGTTATTTATTAATCTTTACCTTTTTCTGTGAAATCTTCTGCTAATATTTGTAATTTTTGAGGTCTTTCAGCACCAAGATCATCTGTGGGTTTTCTTATTTTTGAAATTAATACATAGCCCTTTTTTCTTTGATACTCAATATTAGCATACTTTTTTTTTTGAAATTCTTTATATTTCTCTGAAGCTAATTTTATCTCAGTTCTTGGGTGGATATTAATATTCATACTTTCTAATTCATTATTTTTTTCTTCAAACATCTCAGCGAACTGTCCATTCTCTATTCTTATCTTCAAGTTTTTCCAGTCAGGATTTTCTGTAACATATCGAGTAAAAACCACATCTCCTGGATTTCTTCTATCAATTTGTCCTAAATGTGCCATTATTCTTTTTTATCTTTTTTATATTGAACAATTTTTTTTGCACGTTTTAAATCATCTTTAGAAAGGTTGCCATATGGTTTCTCTAAAGAATCTGGTTGTTTATCTATTTTTCCACCCTTTTGTTTAAACTTATGTAAGGCTAATGCTCTTTTTAATGCATCTTTATTATCTTCATCGACTTCTACTTCTTCTATTTCTTTTAAGTATTGTTTAAATTTTTTCATTTTTCTTTATCGTTTAACATTTTTTGAAGTTCTGCAGTACTGCCGATAAATAATGCATTTGTTACACTATTGGGACCAGCGTTTGTTTCTTGTGTGATATCTTTTACCTGTTTATGAACATTTACTAAATTTTGGTTTTGTTCACCTACTGTTTTAATCAATTGACCAACAACTTCAAACATTCTAGCATTACCACTATCTCTCGCATCTTGTAATAAATCTTCAATGGCATCCTGCCCTCTTTCAATAATATTGTATATATTTTCACGGGCATACTTATAATCAGTATTCAAATCATTTTCGTTTGATACAACCATTTTTCTTTCAACTGGGGTTTTAACAATAGAGCCAGAAGGTATTTCTAACAATTCGTCTAATTTATCTTCAAAATTTTTCATTGTAATTTATATTATCCATAAATTCCTGTTTCAGTATCATAATCAACTGGTGGATTATAAACAGTTATTGTAGTATTTGCATCAAAATCATCTCCCGGAGTAATATATGTATTCGCTCCTCCTTCAGGAACAACTGTAATTTTACTGATTATATTACCAAGGCCCAATTCAGTTTCACTTGCTTCGGTTATAAGATGATCTCCCGTTTCTAGTTGAAAATAATCTTCTGAAAAATTTGTACTAGATTCTAAAGAAAATCTTTCAAATACTCCAGTTGAAGGCGTCTCGGGAACAGTTTCTTTAAATGCAATTTCGACTGATTTAATAATTGATTGACTAGATTTGACATCAGGATAGATGAATCCTTTTAACATAAAGTTTATTGTCCAAACAATTGTTCTTCTAGCAGAGAATTCTCCTTCATAAGAATCTTCACTTGTTGCGCTTTGAAGTACAATAGGAATATCTAACTTGATACCCATCTCTGTTAAAATATTTACGCTTACATTAAACTCTGGAGTAAAGAATGGTAGAACTTGTTCTAATATTTGAGTGCCATCTTCAGCATTTTCTACAAATGCATATAAAGAAAAATCAAGAATATATGGT